TTTCCCGTCTCCTGATTGGGCCGGGCCAGCTTGATGCTGTTGTAGGTCTGGGTGTCGATGGAGGAATTGAAGGTGTAATTCGTCATCAGGCTGTAATCGCCAATGACGATGTCGGTTTTCAGGTCGTTGGCCTCCTTGAGGGCCAGTCCGTCACCGGAATCGTAAAACACATAGACCTTGCCGGTGTTGAGCAGGGTCTTTTGCAGGGCAGTGTTGATGATGTCGATGCAGCTTTTGTCCTGCATGATGAGGGATGGCAGCTTGTAACCGGTGTCAGCCAGCTCTCCCACGTCCAGCTCAAAATCTTCTGCGATCTGCCGGATGATATCCCCGGCGCTCTGGCCGTAGAAGGAGTAGCTGGCGTTGGCCTTGAGATACCGGATGCGGTCATAGCAGACCACGTCCACCGGCCCCCAGCGGTCAAAGCCACGGGTAAACACCCAGCCGTAAAACTGCAGCTGGCCATTCACAGAAAAGCGGATCACGTCCCCCTCTTCCAGCTTGGACGACGGGGTGCGAAGGTAGGTAAAGGTCAGCTTGCCCGGCTGCCCGGTGCGCTGGGTAGACCACACCACCTGCGTGGTGCTGTTGGTCAGGTTCAAGGTGTTCCCGGTGGCTTTCTGAGCGGCCAAAAGCTCATAGGTCATCCATCCACCTCCTGCAAACTGCTTTCCGGCATCCATCCCAGCACATTGCCGCCGGTGTCTGCCACGCAGACGGGGCAGGGCCGGGCGCGGTCGATGATGCGCCGCACCACAACGATCTGTCCATGGATGCTGGTCAGAACTTCCTCCCCGCTGCCGGTGCCGTAGACTTTCCCGGTGGCTTTCCGTCTGGCTCCCACAACAAGCTTGTCTGCCGGGGTGCTTCTGGTGGGGGTCAAAGAGAGCTTTACAGCGCCTGCGGCATCCACCGCAGTGTTTACCGCCGTAGCTGCTGAAACGGCCCGTGCGGCCACGCTGGCCATATCAGAGACGATACTGGCCGGGGAAAAGGTTCCGGTCTGGCCAGCGCCCTGCACAACAGCCCTCTGTGGGGAGTAGTCTTTGTACTCGGTCAGGCTCAGGTCAAAGTAGAAATCCCCCGTCTCCGCGCCGCGCTCCTCTGCCTTGAAGCTGGTAACAAGGCACCGAAAGCCCAGACTCGGCCCCAGAAACGGAACACCGTTCTCATAGAACCGGACGGGCGTGTAGACAATGGGAGATTTTCTCTTCATGGCGGTAGTGAAGAACGCCATATACACCGCCGGGGGCAGATGAATGCCGGTCTGGCCCGGCAGCCGCCGCCCGGGCAGCAGGCCAGAAATGGACACGGTGCGCAGGTTCGGCGTGCGGGGCTGCATGATGGGGCCAAGGCCCAGCACGTTATAGCTCCCATTGTCAGCAGAAAGGGTCTCCGGCAGCTTTTCCGGGTTGATTGGCAGGGCGATCACCGTTGCGCCGCTGGAAAAATACAGCTTATACAGGGACATCTCTTTCTCCTTACTGCACGGTGACGGTGCTTCCTGCGTTCATCAGATCCACCAGAACGTCCCTCAGGGTGTCTGCCAGATTCCGGGCATCCTTTTCGGTGCTGCCGGTGTTCTGGCCCTGCACGGTGATCATGGGGGTCTGGCTTGTCAGGTTGACGTTATTGACGTACTTGCGTTCAGCCACATCCACCAGCATCTTGATCTGCTCATCGGACAGATCCACGGTTTTTGCGATCTTGCCGGTGTTCTTGTCGATGTTGCCCAGCAGGCCTTTCACGTCTGCCGCCTGCGGAATTTCTAGCTCTGCCGTGCTGGTGCCCATAAGGCCGGATTTTCCGAGGTTTGCGCCCCAATCGCGACCGGCCTTATAGGCCTTGCCAAGGTCGATGTTTTCCCACGGCTTGATATATTCTTTGTACCCGTTCTGCTTGATGGTCCAGTTCCGACCATATTCCAGCTTTCCGATGAGCTTATCGATTCCGGATGTCATGTTCACTTCCACGCCCGGAATCATATTGATAAGGCCTTCCAAACCCTGCGCTACGTTCTGGACGTACTTCAGGATGGTAATGGACATATCATAAAAGAGAACATCGATTGCTGTGATTGGGTCATTGAACGCATTACCCAGAAAGTTCACAAATGCGGCAAATCCATTGTGCAGCGGAACCAATGTACCGTTGAGGATGAATGCTCCCATCGTTGTAAAGGTTCCGGTGATGATGCCCGTGGCCGAAATGCTGGAACCGGTCAGCTTGTTGAATGCTGCCACACCGCCATACAGAGCAGCCACCAGCACCAGAACTGCCGCAGCAGTCAGGGCGATAGGATTTGCCGCCATAACAGCGTTATAGAATGCCTGCATGGATGCCGCCGTTTTTGTGGCCGTTGCGAGGATGTTTGTCCAGTTGGCGGCGATCAGGAGCACGCCGAACGCCGCGCCCAGACTGACTACCAGCGGAATCGCAACATTCAGGTTGTTTGCCACCCAGTTGATGGCCGTCAGCAGCGGGTCAAGCGCCCGGACGGCGGTGTTGCTTGCCACCGTCCAGACCTGCGCCCAGGTCATGGGGGTCTTTTCAAACTCCGCGTTCGTGTCCTTGGACGCCGCAAACAGCGCGTTTTTCACGATGTCGGCAGTGATCTGTCCCTGAGAGCCCATCTCACGCAGCTCGCCCACGCTGACCTGCATGTAATCCGCAATGGATTTTGCAAGGGCCGGGGCCTGCTCCATGACGCTGTTCAGCTCATCGCCGCGCAGCACGCCGGATGCAAGCCCCTGTTCCAGCTGGAGGATCGCGGCCTGCGCAGACGCGCCGGCCGCTCCGGAAAGGGCCAGCTGCTTGTTCAGCTGCTCTGCAAACTGCACGATCTCTTTGGAGCTGCTGAACGCATCACCGGCCATTGTGCCCAGCTGGGAGACCAGCCCCATCGTATCGGTGAAACTGCCCCTGGAACGCTGGGCCGACTGGTAGATCATCGTTTCCAGCTCCTGCGTGGTCTGCAGGCCGTCGTTCATTCGATCGAGCCGGGCACGCATGGAGACCAGACTGTCAGACAGGTCAACGGCCTTTTTCAGGCCCTGAATACTGACATAGGACGCGACCAGCCGGAGAACCGAAGATGTCAGGGAGTTGGTGACGCTTTGCGCCATATTTTCCTGCTCCTGCAGCCGCTTTGTGGCTGCCGCCGCCTCATCCTTGGCCGCTGCCGTTACACTGGCGGCGTTTTCAGCTGCTTTCATGGATTGGGTCAGGGTCTGCTGCTGCGCTTCCAGCCCTCGGATGGTTGCGCCCAGCTTCTCGGTCTGGGTGTCCAGCTTTTTGAACGCTTCCGTGTTCTGCTGACCGGCGGCAACCATTTCTTCCTGCTGTGCCACATACGATTCAAACTTCGCATTTGCGGAGATCAGCTGTCGGGAAACGCTGTTCAGAACAGACTGATAATTCCGGGCCGCTGTCTGTGCCGTTGTGGTAGAGCTGGATGCTCTCTTTGCGGCCTGAATGTATGCACCAAAGGAAGAGGAAAACCGATCCTGAAGGACAAGCGTTTCCTGAATTTTAGCCATTTCGTCCCGCCTCCTTCATCCGCTGGGTCTCCTCTCTGCGCTTTTTCATGGAGCGCAAAGCAAAAGCCCTGACCAGAGCCTTTTCACGCGCCGGCAGGGAATCGTACTTGCCCGGGGACCAGCCGAGGTTATCGAAGCAGTAGTATGCCACCAGCACGTCGATATCCCAGCTGCCCCCGGAGATTAGTTTTTTGCCTCTTCGTCCAGACTCTTGTCAAAGCCGGAGAGCTTGCTCACGGCATCGATCAGGCGGCCAAACTCACCGGCCAGAAGCATCTTGCCGGGAACCTGAACCGGGTCTTTGGTGCCGTAGGCCTCACACAGCTCCGCGCTGCGGAAATCAGGGAAAACCGTAGCTTCCACGATGGTGCGGGCACTCAGCTCGTTGGCATCAATGGAATCCTGCCACTGGCCGTCCACCTTTTTCTGCTTGGTGGCCGCTTTGATGATGGCAGCGTTCTCCTCCTGGGTCAGGGAGCGGATCTTGAACGGGGTCGGTTTGCCGTCCTCGCCCAGAAAACGCTTGGAGATGATGACCTCCTTTTCCTCGCAGGTCACAGCGGGATGCAAAAATGCAGAAAGTGCGCTCATAAAAAATACCTCCTAAAATCAGTTGCTGCCCAGGTTGGTGGGATCGTTGAACGCTTCCAGACGTTTGACGCTGGTATAGCTGAAATTGAAATCGTAGTTCAGCATGGCCTCCTCGTCGTCCAGAATGGACAGCGGGATATCGCCGGTCAGCACACAGCCATAGTAGCCCATTACCTGCGCGCCAACGCTGGACGTGGGGTCCTGGTTGGTGATGGTGATGTCAAACAGATCCTGCACGCCGTTCTCGATGTAGTTCAGCACCATATCGGTGAACAGGTTGCTGCCGTTGGAGCCGAAATAGACGTTGCCGGTTCCGGTCTGAGTGACACCATTTGCCTTTTTCTGAACCTTTCGGGTGCCGATGGTCTTCATGTCCGAAGTCTGAATGCCCGCGATGGTCTTGATGTTCCGCATACCTGCGGCTTCCAGAATGCGGCCGTTCCGGGTAATGGTAATTTTGCCCTCTGCACCGTTCTGGGTGTCCTGGGCCATTAAATAACTCATCTTTGTTCCTCCTTACGCCACATCCAGGGTGATATAGATCTTGTTGGTGCTGCCCACGGCCTCGATGGCCAGCGTAATGAGCACGGCATCCTTTGCCTCGCCTGCTTCCACAATGACATCCGTCTCGCCGTTAAAGTTCTGGATGCCGCCGGATGCCTGGATCTGATCCAGATATTTGACGATGGCGCTCTTGTACTGTCGGCGACCGTCCTCGGTGTTGTCCACAATGCCCACATAGCTCTGGGCAAACTGCTTGTACAGGTCGTTGGCAATGGTGTTGCACAGCCGCATGGTGCGGTTGTAGCGGTACACCTCGCCGATCTCGCTGGTATAGGTGACCAGAGAGTTGATGTCATACTCCACCCGGACGGTGCCGTCATCGGCGTTGAACACGAACTTTCCCGCATTGATGGCATCCACATACTGGCTGTGGGTCATCTTGGGGGAAACGTCCACCGCGTTGGGAACGGCGGCATTCGTCAGGTCGTTGGCGTAGGTTGCGCCGGAAAGCGCACCGCCGACCCACCAGACTGCTTCCTTCGGGGTCAGGGTGGTGCCATCGTTCATCACCAGACCGCTGCACACGTTGACGATAAAGCGGGTGTCAGGGTTGGTGGCATTGGCTTCCACCAGCTGAGAGAAGCGGCCCACTTCGGTGTTCACGCGCTTGATAAAGGTCTCCATCGCGGTCTTTACGGTGGCATCCTCGCCGTCGTACAGCATGGAATCGAAGTTGTAGGGCTCGATGTTCGTCAGGTAGGTGCTGTATGCGGCAGAGTTCACCTCGCCGTCCTTGCCGCCGGAAAGCTGAGTGCCGACATTTGCGGCCAGAGTGCCTGTGCCGCTGAAATCCACCCAGTCATTGCCAGTCAGGTCTGCAACGGTCTTGCCGGTCTGCTGATCCTTCACCACACCGTCAACGACCGTGGAGACCTGGAAACTGCCCGCAGGTTCCGTCAGTGCGGTGACGATCACAACGATGTCGTTGCCTCGGAAGCCGGGGAATTTTGCGGTAGCCGTCAGCGGGGCGATCGTGCCGGTGGCCTTTGCGCTGTCCGCAGCGGCCGGGCGGTAAAGCAGCAGCTTGGTGGGTGCTGCGGTGCGGTTGGAGCCGCTGAAGATCATGGATGCAAAGCGATTGTGTACGTCTGTGATGTCGTAACCGGTATAGGGGGTCAGGTCATCTCCGGCGGCGATCTCCATCACCTTGCCGACGGGCCCCCAGCTCATGGGTTCGCAGATCGTCACCTTGCCGCGGTCGCCAATGGTCAGATTCTGCTGGTTCTTGGAGCGAAATTTAAAGTAAATGCCGGGCCGCACCTTGTTCTGTACGGTCCAGGTTCCGCCTGCTGCCATAGGTGTCACTCCTTCCAAAATTCTTTCACAGCGGCCTCAGCCTCTGCGAGGGTGTAAAACGGTTTGTGTAAAACAACAGCCAGAAAATCCGGCTGATACCCCGCAAAATGCGGGTCTTTCAGCAGCACTTCCCGGCTGTATTGGGTATTATCCTGTTTCATTGGTCTACCTTCTGGTTTACGGTCTGGGTCTGCATCTTCACTGCGTCCACGGGCTTTTCCACAAAGACACGCAGCTCAAACTTGTAATGCAGGCCGTCATCGTCGATATCCGCGCTGCGCTCGTAGGCGTGCAGGAGCTTTTCCGCTTCTGTTCCATCGGAATAAGGAAATGTTTCCATGCAGAAATCGAGCGCCTCAGCGGCTTTGTTGTACTGCTGGCGCAGGTCTGTGAGGTTGTAGTCCAGCAGATAGGTCAGGTCAAGCCGAATGGTGCGCAGCCAGCGCCCGCCGGGGTAAGGCTTGATATCGCTGCCCCGCTGCTGGATAAACATGCAGGGCGGCTCTACGCCTTGCTGTGCAGGGTCTTCCAACATCTGCACGCCGGGCAGGAAGGGAGCCAGATACTCCGCCAGAGACCGGGCCAGCGTTGTAATGGTAAAGTTCATTTCAGCATCTCTCCCAGCTTGTTCACGGCTTTTTCTGTCTCTATCTTCACGGTGTGCTTATAGGCTTCAATGCCCGCATCGGACATGTGCAGGCCCTCAACGTAGGTCGTTTTCGTGCCCACCATCATGCCGCCGGGCTTGCTCATATCGATCTGCAAGAGACCGCTAGATGGCTCGACTGTAAGGTGCGGCACAAAGTGCTTGTCCATCCGGTGGCCGTCGTTGACGTAGGAGGCATAATTTGCATTATTGCTCAGGTTCGTCACAAGTTCCCCACCCAGAAGTCCATAAGGCTCCGTTCGGCTGTCAGTCGCCCAACGCTGTTTCAGCTCTCCGGTGCGGGTATTGGTTCCGCTCAGGCTGTCCGCTGTGGGCGGGGTCTTATCCTGCGCCGCTTCCACGGCCCGGAGGGTGGCATTGCGGGCAGCGTCTGCGAGCATTTCGGGCAAAGCGGCCTGCGCCGCTTCCAGCTTCTTGATGTATTCCTGCAGGTTCATTTCGCACGCTCCTGACTGAGAAGCGTGATCTCCTGGTGGGCCAGCCCGGGCAGAACCGCCCCGAAGGGCTCATAGTACAGGTCAGGATCCCCGGCGAAGTACCGGGTTTCCTGCACGGCGTGCCCCAGCCGTGCCCCCCTGTGGATCACTAGCTCATCGCCGGGCTTGATATCCACATTGATATCGCAGGCCAGCTTGTCCGTTTTTTGGACATTGGCTGCGGTCCGGGTCATGGTGAGGGGCTTGTCCTGGCTGCGATACACCCGGCACGGAACGCCGGTGCAGACGACCTTCCGTTCCTTGCGGGTCAGATTTCCGTCCTTCACGTTTTCCGTGCGCCTGATCTCCATCAGGTCGGTATACCAGTCATTCCAGTTCATGGGTGCACCTCACATCACAAAAGTTCCGGCCGCACCGATAAAGCGGGCACGGTTTGCCAGCATCTGACCGTAGGTTGTGGCGTTCAGGTCTCCCCAGTCCGCCGTTCCTGCGGTCAATGCGCTGGTATCGTAGGTCACGGAGCTGTCGCCCAGCGTTGCCGACTTCACCACGCCCACCAGTGCGCCGGACGCTGCTGCCTGTGCCGGGGTGGAAGAGCTCTCCGCATAGGTGCGCAGCTGCAAAGTAACGTAATGGGCCACATAAAGCCCCACGGCATAATGCCAGCTGTCCAGCCATTTATCCGGCTGAATGCTGACGTTTGCCATTTTTACGATCTCTTCCAGCATCACGTCCGGCAAGTGGCAATTTCCGTCCGCGTCACAGAACTGCGGGTATTCCGCCTTGAACTGCTCTGCGGTGTAATTGCCCACGCTCTGCCCCAGATTTGCGGCCTGCGCAAGAACGCCCTGAAACTGCGGTTTCATCGTCCAGCACATGGGCAGCCTCCTCAGTCTTCCTGCGGTTCGGCAGGCTTGTCCCAGTCCGCAGTCTTTTTCTTGCGGACGGGCTTGTCTGCGGCATCCTGTACGGCCTTGTCACTGCGGTTCGTGGGCACGATGTCACCATCGGCCACCAGCGCCTTGAAATAGGCCGTCTCTGCCGCCCAGCCCGGTACTTCGACCAGCTGCTCCCGGTGGAGCGGGAAGGTCTGAGAGCCGTCTGCGCTGGGCAGGATGATGTTTGCTTTGGAAAGCACAAAAGCCATTTCTGCCACCTCCCGATCAGATGCCATCCACGTACAGCATGGAGGTCTGGTACATGAGCTGCACCTCGGATGCGTTTGCCATATAGGCGGTGTCGTAGCAGACATTGGTAACGTTGGGGGCGCTCATCACGCGGGACAGGGGCACCAGCTCGTCTGCCTTGACAAAGCGGCGGTTGTTGACGTACACCACCATGCGGTCACCGTTGGAAGCACCAGCGCCCTTGACCCAGCGGGTGGGAACGATCTCCAGATCCACGCCGTGGTTTGCGGCCACGTTGTGCTTCTTCAGGAAGTCGTAGATGGTCTCAGTGCCCAGATCACTCACCATGGTGGTGGTGATGTAGCTGTACTGCTCGTAGGGAATCAGGATGTGGTTGGGAATGCCTGCCTCGTCGTACTCGTTGGCAGCCCACACGGCAGTGATGGCGTTGTTGATGTCCGTCAGGATCTGCTTGGGGGTCTTGTCCGCCCACTTGGAGGAGGAGCCGGTGCCGGAGGTTGCCGCGGTGGTCTTGGTGACATCGGGGTTGTTGACCAGGCCGGTGGTGGCGTACTCGTCGAAACCGATGTAGGTGTTCTGATCCATGTGCTTGTCGTATGCCAGGCGGATGCCGTCCTGCAGCATCTGGTCAAGGCTGCGGCCAATGAAGTTTGCGCGCTGCATATCCACGAACATCACACGCAGAGCGGCGGCAAAGACATGGGCTTTGAACGCGCCCTTGCTCACGCTGGCCTGCACCACAGGGATGCCGTTGGAACCGCCGCCGTTGACGGCAGAAGCGCCGGATCCGCCTGCCATACCGTAGGCCACGGACATGGCGGAGACGTAATCCACCCAGCCGCCGCCTACCTCGATGGGGATATCACGGGGATAGGTGACGCTGGTGAGGGGCTTGCGGATCAGCGGGTCACGCTTTTCCAGCTCGCTGGTGAGGAACGCATTGCCGCTCTGGATGGCAGCCGCGTCCATGGTGGGAGTGCCGCCGGGCAGCGCAGCACCGGCGTTGTTTACGGTGAAAGTACCGGCATTGGTGGTGCCGACGTTCTGGAAGTTTGCCATAGTCTAAGCCCTCCTATCAGGCGTTTGCACGGGTGAGGATGACCAGCTCGGCCACGCCGTTGGCATCAGCCGCGCCGCCCCACTGGCAGTTTGTGAGTTTGACGGAGTTTCCGGCGGTCTTTTCGTCCGCTTCTGCCTCAAAGCCGCCGACCAGTGCGGTGGCATAGTCAGCGGTCTTGGCAATGCGGACGTAAACGTCACCGCCCAGAGCCGGGGTCCCGCGCTGGCACAGCACGTTGATGCTGCCGCGCTGGAACACGCTGCAGGCCTCGCCGGGGGCGTATCTGCCGCCGTTCTGGTCAGGATAAACCAGGGCGCTCTTGACCTCGCTGCCCGCAATGCCTGCGAACTGTGCAGCGGTAGTGCCTGCACCGCCCATCACGATGACCTTGCCGCTGTCATACTTCAGGGCGGTTCCAAAGGGGATGTTCTCGGTGCCGCCGACGGGGCGGGTGTTGACGATCATATCCGGCTGGCGGGCATAAGTGCCAGCAAAGCCGTGGGGCATGGTCTTGCCGATAATCTGAGTATTCAGGGACATTTTTTTAGCCCTCCTTCTTCATGTGGGGATTGCGGTCGTTATAAGCGGACTGGGAAGCCTGACACAGCTGCTCATACCGGTTCTTACCGGATGCGCTGGCGGCAGCGGCGGCGCTGTCCTGCGCAGCCTTTGCGATGGCATCCACGGAGCTGGTACCCTTGACCTGCTCGATTAGAGTCTTGGACAGGGCATCACGGGTGGCCTTGTCCTGAATGCCGTTGATGATGGGGCGCATGGCTTTCAGCAGAGCCAGGCCGCTGTCATTGGCGGCAGGCTTTGCGCACTCGTCCTCAGCGGAAACAGTAGTGGAACCGCTTTCGTCCTCGGCATCCTCCTTCTTGTCAGACTTTTCGCCGGACATTTCAGCAATCACCTTGTCCAGGTCTTCCGGCTCTTTGTCCTCTGCCTTCTTGGTGTTGGCGGCGATCAGCTGATCCAGCTTGCCGGAAAGATTGTTCAGTGCGTCCAGAACAGCGGTGTTCTGGGTGTCAGCGGGCGCTGCTTTCTTAGCGGGGTCTGCATCCTGCGCCGGAACGGCGGGTGCTGCATCCAGCGCTGCGGCAGCGGTCTCCACCATGCTGTCAAGCTCTTCGGGGGCCGCGTTCTTTGCCGCCAGACCGAACAGAGACAGCAAACTCTTGCTCTTGCTCATGTGTTTTACCTTGCCTTTCTCCGCCGGAAGTTCGGCGGCGCTATCTTTTATTGCGACATCACGGCCAGCGCGCCCACGGGGCACGATGGCGATGTGATTTCCTCTGATATGGGTCTGCCGGTATCCTGCACCGTCTGCCTCGTACTGGCAGTAATAGCCACAGGACACATCCCGCATGGCCCCGTTCTTGACCTCGGAGATCAGCGTGGGGTCTTTCAGGTACAGGTCAGCCACCAGATAATCACCCACTCGGCGCACATTCTCTGCGTGGCCTTTGGAGTAGGCGGCCTGATTTTCCTGCACGATCATCTCCGAGGGGTGGGTGTTGGTGACATCTTTGCCCTCAAAGCTGGCAATTGCCGCCGGGTCAAACACGTCCTCGGCGCTTCGTGTCACCTGAAGGACGCGCTCCGGCATCCCGTCCAGCCCGATCTCCCGGGCCAGATAGTTCTGCGTGCCGGTACGGGCGATTTTGACATCGTGGCAAATTAAAAAGCCCTCCGGCGTTTCCGTCATGTGAGGGCTCAGTTTGCTTCCATAGTACGCAATCAATCGGCATCACCTCCGCTTCTGTATGCGTTCATCCATTTGTGATATTTTTCGTCATCTGCCAGCTTGTGCCGCTGGAAGGTCTCAAAGGTCTTGGGCACCTTGTCCCCCAGAGCCGTGCGGTAATTTTCCCACTGGCGGTAATCCCGCAGCCACTTGGAGCGCCCCTGCTCCTTTTTGCGGTAGGCCTCGATCTGTGCCTTGGTGCGCGGGTCCCGGCTGTAGGGGTTCGTTCTGGGGTCAGAAAAGCGCCTGATCCGTTCCAGCTCTTTCTCCGTCCGCCCGGCGGGTGTCCATGGACGAAGGGCGTGCAGGCAGCCCGGATGGATGTTCAGCCAGCTGTTCGTCAGGTCATCCGGCCCGGCTGGGTCTACTTTGCCGAAGGCATCCGAAAGCGGCGGGAAATGCGGGTCTTTTCCGCTCTTGCTGTATACCCGGCCCTCATACGGAGCGCAGAGGGCACAGGTTGTGCCGTGGGAGCTGATCTGATACAAGTCCTGCCCCTCGTCCTGCGTCACCACAGAAAGGATCTCTGCCTGTCTGGATGTGGTGCGGGAAACCATCGTTGCATAGGTGTGCAGGCTCCAATTCCGTCCCGCCTTGTCTGTGAACGCCGTCACGCCCTCCCGGCGCAGAGCGTCCACAAAGGCGGGAACGCTCTGGTTCACACCCCTTCCCACAGCCTGCTGTGCCGCCACCTGCTCCAGACCGATACGCCGGTAAATGTCCGGCTCAGTCCGGCCCAACAGGGCACTTTGCAGGGTGGAGAGCACCATAATGTTCCCGTCCACCAACTGCCCCATGAGGTTCATCGTGAGTTTTTGCACGATGTCCGTCTGGGTGCTGGTAAGGCTTTGGGCGTTGGCGTAGCCTCGCAGGTGCTTTTCCACGGTCTCGCCGGGAATCGCCCGGGCCTCCGGGTGATGGACGTAAAACTGCGCCTCGACCATGCGGGGCACATACTCCCATTCATCCGTTTCCAGCTTTCGGAGAATTTCCTGCACTCGTTCCAGCGCGGCCACGGCGTGATAGTCCACAAGCCCCCGACTGCGCAGCCGGCCGATCTCGTTGATGATATCGGTCTCAGCCTTGATATAAAGCCGGATCAGGCGTTGCAGCTCCCGCTCAGGGGATGCACGGGCAAGAGTAGGCATATTTTACTCGTCCTCCTCGGTGTCTTCCTGCGTCTTTTCTGTCATCAGCCCCGCCAGAGGGTCGCGCAGGGCGGTCACGTCCTGATAGGTCTGGCCCTGCTTTGCGGCGATCAGTTCGTCTGTCAGGGAGCCGAACAGGCCGGTCTCGTCCTCTAGTTTCTTGAGCTCGCGCATTGCCACATCTGCGTCCAGAAGCCCGGCCTGAAACGCCGCGATAATGACATCGGTCTTTTCCTTGGCGATCGTAGCCGTCTCGCTGGCAGTGGGTGTCCACAGCGGCGGGAACGTTACATCAAGGTCGAGCTGCTCAATGCCTGCGCTGCGGGCCACTACAGGAAGCAGCTTGTCCAGAATGGGCCGCAGCTTGCTTTCCCGCAGGGTGTCCACGTAGTCGTAGTAATTTTTCAGGTCGCTTTCGCCGGTGGCGTTCATGCCCGCCGGGGAACGGCCAAAAAGCTTGGTCATGGGGTAGTGGGACGCACCGCACAGGTTCAGGCACATGCTCTCGTACACGTCAGACAGGCCAGCAAAGGTGTACTGGGTGTTGCTGATTTTGTTGCCCTGCTCTACCAGCTGCATCCCGAAATTGGAGCGCAGGACCTTCTGGGCCTGCATGGTGTTCCAGAAACGCCGCTGCACGTCCGGGCTGGACATGGAGAGCAGCTGTTCCAGACCCTTTACCTCCATGGTGTTGACATTCGCTTGGAAGGTCAGAGCGGCCATGTTGGCGCTCACGTTGTCGTGAGCCACCACGTCATTATAGAGCGCTTCCACCTCGGACTCGCCCCAGTAAAGCTCCGCCTGCCGTTCCAGATTGGGAAGTTCCCGGCCCACGAACCGCACAAGGCGGGAGTGATGGACACGGGCGGCAGTGTGCCCGGCTGCATCGTTGATGCTGTAGTACTCCGGCACAAGCTCCCCGCCCTCAAAGGTCAGGCCTGCGTCCGGGCTGATGCCTTGCCAGCGGTCGAGGATGTACAACCCCCGGAAGCTGCCGGGAAGAATGGCTTCTGCATCCAGCGGACGGGAAAGGTCTTCCTGTCCGTCAACGAGGATGAGCCCGGCGGCACCGCCATACAGGCGGCCCCATTTCAGGCCGGTGCTCACGCGGTCACGGAGCCGGGTGGAACGCTCCACAGTCTGGATTGCCTTTCCTTGTTCCGGTGTGGTGCTCTTGAGGTCGTACCACTCTCTGAGCATATCGTCCACGAGTAGCCCAACGACGTTCTGCACCACCCAGTTGCTGCGGTACAAGCTGTTCAGCAGGGCGTAGTTGTCCGTCATCCGGGTCAGCGGGTATTCCGTTGCTTCCAGCGGACTTTGGGAGCCGTACCCCAGCGAGAACAGCGGGTTGGAAAATGCGTCCAGCGTGGCCGTATTCGGTTTTTCTGCGCCCCCGGCGGGGCGGTTTTTGTTACGTCTGGACACGTTCAAACCTCCAATCAAATGAAAATCGCACCCTACCTATCGATAAGATGCGATTCTTTAATTATTTGTTTTTCGGGCTATTTCGTCTGTTTGCACATTGCTCTTTCATTGTGGCCCATCTGCAATTTGACGGCTCATAATTTCCGTCGTTGTCGATTCGGTCGATTGTCAATTTATCGGTATATCCGTTTGACAACGCCCAATCTCTGAAAGCTGTAAAATCGTTCAGCCATTGGTCACACATGCTAATTCCACGCGCACCGTACCAGCGAAATTCTTTGCAAGATGGTGAATAGCATCTTTCTTTTATGTGATGCCAGATTCTGTAAAGCCGTGGCGTATCTCTTCGACCATAATGCTTAACGGATCGCTTTACTGTGGCCTCTTTTCTCAGACAACCGCAAGAACGAGCATCACCATTGAGAAGTTCCCGGCGGTGAACTATTTTTTCGTTCCCGCAGTCGCATCTGCAAAGCCATCTGGCACCTCCTTGAGCACTATTTTCAGCTCTTTCGATGACAACCAGCCTTCCAAATCTCTGCCCAGTCAAATCAATGACTTTACTCATTTTTTGTTTCCTTTCTTTCCATCTACCAAACCTGACTCATAGGCAATGTTCATAAGCTTGCAAACATCATCAACGCACGAGACAAAAATTTCGTCGATATCTGGATTGTTCATATCGAAAGATTTCAGAAAAGATTCACGTGTAACAGGATAGTTCATTGTAAAAACCCCACATTCTACTTGACTTTTGTTTTCAAATAAAATAAAATGTGAGTAAGAGGAGCTTTTCTGAATGGGTTCTTCTCTACTTTGGGTGGTTAGTTATGTCGAGTAGCTAACCACTCTTTTTTGTACTGTTCAAACTTCTCACGCTGTTCGTCACGGTTCAGCTTTTTGAAATCATTGAACTTCATGGGCGGCCTCCTTTCCGCTCCTCTTGCTCACAAGATATAGTATATACCATTGCGCAGTTACATACAATTCGCACACTGCACAAACTTCTGTACTTGTGTAAGTGCATATTGTACACTTGCGCAAGTGTCAAGCATAGTATATAATATAAGCAGAAAGCGAGGTGGAAATAATGGGAACCGCACGAACCAGAGCGAACAACAAATGGAATGCCAAAGCGTATGACCGGGTAAACCTCATCCTCAAAAAAGAGGTCAGCCCGACCAAAGAGGAAGTTCAAGCGGCTGCAGATGCCGCCGGGGAAAGCTTGAACGCTTTTATTGTGAAAGCAATTAAGCAGCGAATGAAGATAGATTAACTCTGTGCCCAGATAAACATCTGGGCTTTTTTATTCCCCATACCTCCAGTGAGGTACTGCCGTGTTGCACAAATAGCGCAGGGCATCCGGGCCGTGATCCTGCTGTTTGATAGGCTTTTCCACGCCCATAAGGGCGGCTTTATCGTCCCACCGGTATGTGCCGAGTTCATCCAGCAAGCCGGTACAAATCGAACATATTTTGAGTTGTCTTTTACTCATCAGCGTTGATACCCGCCGAATACCGTCTAATACATCGTTCTCTGCCTCCATAACATAAACACCCCTTCTCCTGATTGCCTCAATAAACGACGCTGCAGAGGGGTCAACAATGACTGCGCAAGGATTTTTGCCCATAAACTCCATAAAATTATCAGCGTATTCCTCATCTGTTTTTTGCCGGTGTTCCTGCCTACTCGCCCACCGGTATTCGCTTGTAATCCAAAGCGTTTCTCCGTCGTCATAAGCCTCTAAAAACACCGTGTCGTTAACAGTTCCATAGTCTACGCCAATCCACCGAACGGCCACAGAACGAAGCCAGCAAGGCTCTTCACCCGGCTTGAAAACATTCTTTTCTGTGTCCATCATATCGTAGATCAGGCCCTCGGCCATCACCCAGCGGCCCAGAATGTAACGCTCGTAGAACACGCCGCTGTACATGCTGCGGTAGCGTTCCCGGGTGCGCTCATCCAGTGACGGGTTATCGTCCATCAAGAAGTGCAGATGAAGCGCCCGATGTTTTTTGGCCTGTAAGATCCACTCCTTGCGAAACCAATGCTCCGGGTTTTCCGGGTTGCAGTTGAACCAGAACTTGGCACCGGTGACAGAGCATCGGGCCAGTGCCTGCTCCACAAAGCTGCGGGGCATGAGTGCCACCTCGTCCAGAAGCACCCCGGCCAGCGTGATGCCCTGAATGAGCATGTAAGAACTTTCATCCTTGCCGCCGAACAGGTACACCATGTTCACCTTGCTTCCGCGCTGCACCGTGAGAACGTGGCCGCTTCGGTTGTAGGTGATCTGGAACTGTTGCTGCAAATATCGGACAGACAAAAGCGGCTGAACGATGTTGCGTTCCACCGCACCCACGCTCTTGCCGCAAAAGGCGAAAGAGCAATGATTGAATTCTGCCATCATCCAGAGCACGAAGGACAGAGACATGATGGAGGTCTTGCCGGAACGAACCGCACCGTCGCAGATCAGGGCATCGTAGTCGCTTTCATACGGGAAGGTCAGGATCTGTTTTTGCTTCGGGGAGAAGCTCATTTCTTAAACTCCTCCTTCAAGCTCTTGGTGATGGGGTCATCTTCTACGGTCTGGTGGAAGGAATCGCCCTTCTTGCGATCATCAATGACCGTCCACTTGTCAATCAGAGTGCCCAGCGCCGTGGTGATCTGCTGCAGGGTCGCCCCTTCCAGCTTCTCCGGGTCAGTCAGGACACCGAGATAAACGTCTATGATCTCCTGAACGCGCTCTTTCTTGCTGTCCATGTAGTCCAGCATCTCAAGTGTGTTCTGCTCTTTTTTTTGCTCAACTTTTTTCAACATTTCGGACGGAGCCGTTGAAATCAGCCGCTTTACCGTCGTGTCAGATACTCCGTTGAGCTTGGCGGTCTTGGTGTAGTTCTGCAGCTGCACATAGTCCGCAATGATCTTTTTCTTCTGCTTGTCTGTCAACCGCTGCACACCCACCGCCACCACCTTCCTAAATCACCGCGTTTGAAACTACTTCAAACCGTAGTCGCTTACAATTTTGCTTATTTCTATCCTTGATCTCTTCTCAAGCAACGCATCTCTTACATCCATGGTAACGTCATTCACCCGATTCTTCGCTTGAATAATTGCATGAGCGCTTTTAGCTTCGCTCAGAACGATTCTTGCGGCTTCGACGTTTGCTTTTAGCGTCTGAATTTTTCTCTCGTTAAATTCTCTTCTTCGTGCATCTCTTGGAGAATCCGATTTTTTCTGAATCTCCAATTTCTGAAGTCGCTCTGCATACTCTTTTTGATATCCCTCGAATGTATTCTTGATCCATCCGTCTCTGATATCTTGCGCATAAGCAATTTGCTTTGGCGTTCCCTGCAGTTCGGGGAGGTCTCCTCCAAAAGACTTCATTGTGGAATCCCCGCCCGCTCTCGCAGAGCTTCCAGAACCTCTTTTACTCACGGTATTGCCTCCTCTCGTATTGAAATGGTTTAATTTTTGTAACGTTCCAGTCAAATTCTGCCGGGCATTTCCCATACCACAAGATGCCGCTCGGTTGCAGCACTTCCAGCGCCTTACGGCAGTGCTTTGCGAAACATTCCGCTTCGTATGGGTCAGACTGCGTTCCGTGGCTGGAAATGCTAACGATGGCGTTTCTGGGCTCTCCGTCAAAGCACCAGTCATAGCTTTGCTCACCGCACCAGCAGAGCGTCGGAATCACATGGATTCCGTGGGCTTGCCAGTATGCCGCCAGCCAGTGCTTTTTGTAGTGCATAAAAAGCTGCACTGCAAGCGGCATATCGCTGTACAGAGAAAAATCCGGCGAACATACCGCGCCAAACTGTTGCAAAAGCGGGATATACTTATCTGGGTTATTCCAGAACCGCTCAAATTGGTAATCGTCCTTGTAGAAGTGCACGCCTTTTGTAGCCTTGTCTTTGGCAGTCAGGGCGTAGTTTACCGGAATCCATTCCAGCTTGTCGATTCGGATGTCCGTTTCTGGCTTGATCGCAGGGATGCCATACTTGCCCACACCTGGAAAAATCATCTTTTCGGTGTTTTCCATCGGCAGAATCATGGCATTCCCTTTCGTGTAAAAGAAAAACCGCCCGGAAATCCGAACGGTCAGAATCAAACAAGCCGTCAGCCGGATTTGAACCGGCACCCACAGGCCCCCGCCGGGGCATGGTTCAGTGCCTCGGATGTATCGAGTTGTTGTAAGCTAGCCATGTGGTGTCACCAACGTTGTCCCGCCTTAAATGGGCGGCGCTCTGCCAGTTGAGCTATGACGGCATATAAGCAGCAACGCCATTATCTGCTTTTACCGGACAGTAAGACGTTGCCGCTGCATCCGGAACTTTTGCGGCCAGATGCCCCGCTGCTCTCTGCATGCCGTCCCCCGGTCATGCAAAGTCTGGCACTCCAGGCAGGGCTCGAACCTGCAACCTGCGGTTTTGGAGACCGCTGCTCTACCACTTGAGCTGCCGGAGTATAAAAAGCCGCCCTTGGAATCGAACCAGCCGTGCCTACACACACGCACCGCGCTCCACATTGCGCTCAGGCGGCCATATAGCAAATAAAAACAGCCCACGGTTCGCCGCCGGGGCTGCTTGAGTTGACGCACATCCTGCGGGGCATGCTGGCCCGCTCGGATTTCCGGTGCTGCTGTTCACGGGCGGAGGTTTCAGGGCGTGGGCAAGATTTCAGGAGTCCCACACCCACCCGCACACCGGTGGTGAATCACTCCATGCGTCAGATCTGCCGCGTTACAGACTTTGCGGCGTTCGGTGCGAGATTGCAGACTTGAACTGCGCCTAAACCTCCATGGTCGGTCTGGACACCATTTCTCGCATAGAAGCAGCCCGCAAAGCACGGTGTCAAAGCGAAAAGCGTTAAGCGGCATGAACGAAAGGAGAATTCGTACGGGGCCGCACTTTGGAAGCTGCTGAGAAGCGGCGCACCGCTTTGCGCGGTTCCGCTTATGTCACGATACAGGAATTCAGTACAAATGTCAATTCAAAAGACACAAAAAACGTGTCAAAATAATACACGTTTTATCGGTCAGTTTGGATATCTTTCCAGATTTCTGCAAGCGCCTCTATTCCTTCCCGGATATAGACGGAAACGGCATGGGTGTTTTTAAATCCCACACTCTCCGCGATTTCGCGCTGGCACAAGTTCTTAACGTAAAAACCGTGAATGCAGTCAGCCTGCTTGCGAGTACGCACGGAGCCGCTCAGGCAGTTGATCCGCCGGGCAGCTTCGATGCGCAGTTCACAGAGATCAAGCTCCATCTGCTTGAGGTTCCGCTCTTCTGTATCGATTCTCTCCACGGCAAAGCCTACTTTGTCACCAGCTCCACCGCTTGTGGGCATCCCGCTCATGCTCTGGGTGCACTTTTCGGCAGTGTCCCGGATGCGCTGGATCTTCTGCTTCTGGGCCTCGACCTGCTCCGCCAGGTCTCTGCACTGCTGGAACCACGCTTTTACCTCGTGATAGTCCACACCGGTGCGGGGTTTTGGTTGTTCGCTTTCAGGTGTCCATGTGCGGGTCATCGCTTTCCTCCTCAAACGTGCATTTTACGGCGGGACTACCGATTTCGTAAACGACAACGTTCTTGATTTTATCGGCGATACCCCGCGCAACCAAAAGATGAACAGTTCCATCTTCGGTCATGTTTGCTTGAATCCAAATTTCCCCGATCATGTCTTATCCTCCATTTCTTCGATCCAGATCTCTGCTCTGGGGTTTTTCTTGTCGTAATCCACCCGGCTGCCATCGTGGGCGGCGACGATTTTGCTGTTGTCGTCCTCCAGCACCCGGGCTTTTACTAGGATGTCCGTGGTCGCCTCGATGAGGTTGGCCAGATCGACCCGGCGGGCGGTCTTCATGTAGTACACGCACCTCACGTTCACGCGGGCAGAGATGGGGCTGCGCGGCCTTTTGATTTGCCGCAGGCAGTCCGTCTCATAATCCACGTAGGCCTTGCTAGGGGCCACAAAGCGCCCGCCTGAGCGGCTTTTGAGGATGCGGGCAGAGTTTTTCTTGGTGCGCGGGTCGCCGTAGAGAGTCAAGTGCATTTCTTTCGTTCCTCGCTGTTCCACTGCTTGAGTGTTGGTGCGTAATGTCCGCACATCAAACAACAAAGTTCAGTCCCCGGGGCTGACAGCACTGTGAGCTTCGGATTAACTGACTCGATTTTCTTTCCCCATGCAAGAAATCCGCTCCCGCACTTTGGGCAAGGAAGAACAGTGTATGATTTTTTTGTCATTTCCCGTCCTCCACATAGCACCAGCTTTGCGGCGGGCGACGGAGTCTAAGGCCATCCAGTCCATAGCAAAATGCGCAGTGTACATCTTTCTTCTTGCCAATTGCGCATTTCTTGCACCACAGTTCGTTTTCCTCGACAGCACGGTGAAAGCACATGATGTCTTTCGGCTGATTATAAATTTTCAAGTTGGAAATGTGCCAGCTGTACAGGTCTTTCATGTCGGCATATTTCATACCGATACCCCAGCCGGCGTATTCCTTCACTTGCTTGATACTGAGGCAACTTCCAGCAATTGCTGTTTCAATATCTTCTTTGACGATGCAGTACTCAGGGCCGATGCGCCGGATGTCATCACAGATGAACTCTCCAATAACCATCTGGGTATTACCGCGTATGCTGTCCGGCAGTAGCTTATTGAACTTTACGAACACAGGCTTTCCGTGATGGATTTCGCCGTCCATCGTTTCTTCGCCATCCTTGAAAATGGTGATGAGTTGCTGCGGAGCTTTTGTGCAGTAGATGTACACCTTGAACGGCGTTTCCAGTTTCGGACGGGTCTTGCGCACCTCAATGGTTTTTTGCCCCCGAATGATGAGGTCGCACCATTCAGGCCGGATGCTCATCAAGATAGCTTTCATTTTTTCATCATCCCTTCCATTGCCAGCCGATCGCACTGCTTTTCAGCTTTCCTGCGCTGCCGGTCATACGGGCTTCACATACCACATATTCCATCAGCGGCCCCGCGCGTGTCTTTTCGTAGTACAGGTGTTCCAGCACATGCCACATGGACGTGCCGATTGGAGGCTTCTGGGTTCTCATCCGGTATCACCCCCACTGTTCAGACATTGCTTTTGCAACGCCAGGAAATGTTTTTGCTCGATTTTTTGCGCGGTCAGTGGTAAACATGCCCTTGTGTTGCTCACCATGCTTGTGCGAATAGGAGCCGGACGGGCACCATGTCGCGGTAGGTTCTACAACGTTTGTCGGGTGCAGCGGCGGTACGCCGCGCTCCCACAGTAGCGTTTTCTTGCTGTATGGATGTCCGTACTCGTAGGGCCGTATTGCCTGCGTAGGCTTTGGATAATCAAAAATCTTGCTGGGAGTAGGATTCTCAATCACTACTTTTTCGCAGTCTGCCGCCCACACGGCAAGAAAAAGCGCCTTGCCGCACAATCCCTCATAATACCGGGAAAGATTGAGCTTTCCTCCCTTGTACAGGTGTCTTGCTCCCGCGTTGCTCGTCTTTGTGCAGGGGACAAAAGCGATAATCATGTCCCAGCGGGGCACGTCATGCGTTACGCCGTCCATCGTCACGACCTGCCCCCCCCCCTCAATAGCCTTTAGGCAGTCACCGAGAATATGCCACTCAGGATGCCCGCCGGACGGCTCAATCAGGTCGCAAGAATAGGCTTCGTGCCCACGAGCCCGGAACGCTTTGCATACTTCCTGCGATTCCTCACAGGCAATTAACACTTTCATGCACTTCTCTCCCTTGATGGTTTCTGCGGGTACTGCCACTCCACCACATGGCGGATGGTGCCGCCATAGTCAGGATCCAACCAGCCATCGAACCCATAGCAGTCCATCATGTAGACACCGATTTTGTAGCCCTCCTCTTCCGTGTACAGGAGCAGTTGTTCGCTCACATCGCACTCAAGAGTGCCCTCGCATTTGTCCTCGTCCACCTCGTGGTGCAGCGGCGGAATCTCACTGGCCGGGTGCCATTTCTGGCAGGTGCATGCAGGGTGTGCGGTAGGTGCCAAATTGACGAGTTTTAACACGTGCTTCAGCGTGGTTGCCACAATGTATGTCGAGGCTGTTTCACATTTCTCAGCCTCAATAATCCATTTTTCAAGATGCCGAATTGCATCCTCCGCATAGATCAGTCTTTTCTCAGCCATGTGTCAAAACCTCCGTTCTCTTGACATGAATATCCCGGTACTCCGGGTAGTGATCTCCCGCCATCTGGCAGGCGTGAAATTCTGCGGCCTGCTGACTGCTTGCGGTCAGACGGTAGGTCAGGGCCGCGTCCCCTACCGGTCCGCTGCACAGCACAACAACATGATACTTAGGCACTCTTCGGCTCTCCTTTCTTGCGCAAAGGCCTGCGATTTGCAGCGTTTTTGAGGAAATCGGTGGCTTTTGCTGCATCTTCCGGGGGGCGCGTGACCAGCTTGTCCCGTCCCGCCCCGATGGGGTTTGTCTTGCGGTACTCCTCCACAGACGTGCAGCCTTGCCTGTCGGCCTCTTCCAGCGCCTTGCGGACATAGGCCCAGCTTCTGCCGCCCAGATCCCCGCACTTGCGGATGATCTCGGTCACAAGATCATCGCCCAGGCGCTCGATGTAACCGGTCAGCTCTTTTTCGCCGTTAGCGCTCAACTTACCGATGTTTTCTCTAAAAAAATCCACAGGCGATATCGTCGTCATCGTCCCTGTATAGGAGGAGTCATCTTTAGATGACGACGACTTATCTATATCTAATATCTTATCTCTAATATCTGTATGGACATTTTTGTGGACGTTTTCGTGGACATCCTGTGGACAATGTCCACAGTCAGAAGAGCCGATTAGACGTTGGTTCGTTCTTTGCAGTTTTTTTTGCGTTGCGTAGTCTGTCGCGCTTCCGACCATTTCCGAGTGGTTTGCAAGCACAAGTGTGCCGTCTTGCTCCTGATAAATCAGACCAAGTTTCGCGTAAAGACCCAGCGCAACGCGCACAGTATCGGTAGAAAACCACTTGGTATCACGCTGAATCTTGTCCACGTCATACGGAATGATCACCTCACCGATCTGCCGTGAAAGCCTGCCGTTGGTGTTGATGGTCATAAGGCAGAGCATCTGGTACAAAACCACATAGTTTGCGCCGTTCTTCTGCCCCATGAGAAAATCCACCGCGTCAGACCGCATAAAGCTGTCTTTGAGCTTTAGCCAGTAGTATCTTTTTCCGGTAGCCGTGTGTCTTCACCTCCTTCCGCACGCCCGTATAGCCAGATAGCACAGCTGGGAGGTCAGAACGGGAGATCGCCGTCGTCTGTGATCTCTGCAAAATCATCTGCAGAACCCTGCGAGAAGCCCTGTGCCGCCTGCGGGGCGCTGTAAGAGGCTTTTGCTTCTGAGGTGTAGCTTTTCGTCTGCTTGTCAAAATCACGCACAGAGGGCTTGTCTGCCGCCTTTGCGCCGCAAAAGCTGACGTTGTTTGCCAGAACCTCCACTTTCGTGCGGTTGCTGCCCTGCTTGTCCTGATACGAGCGGGTCTGGATGCTGCCGTCAATGGCGATCATGCTGCCCTTCTGGAAGTACTTGCAGATATGCTCTGCCGTCTGCCTCCAGGCAACGATATCGATGAAATCGGCCTTGCGCTCCTCACCCTTCGGGGTATATGTACGGTCAACCGCAATGCTGAAGCTGCACACGCTGGTGCCGTTCTGGGTGGTCTTCAGCTCAGGGGTATGGGTCAGGCGGCCCATCAATGCAACGACGTTAAGCATGCGTCAATCCTCCATCTTCTTTCGGCTGTTTTTTAGCGCATTCCATGCACAGGATACGCCCATATTTTTTCTTGCTCCGGTCAGCTGCCTGCTGAGCAGTGACCTTTTCGCCCTTGTAAGTAAACCCTTCCACGGGCTTCCCGCAGCTGGCGCAGGTGGGCTTTGCCGGGGACGGCGCTGTGGGCCTGTCGTACTTGGTCGTATCTTTCTCCCAGTAAACATCCGCGCCGATGCCCAGGGCCTTGCAGGCCACGCTCTGCGCGTCCGTGTAGGCCTTTTTATAGGCTTCGTCATCCGTGCGCTTGCCGTCTTTTTCTGTGGAGATCAGCATCGAGCCGCCCACGCCGGGAATCGGGGCGCTCCATTCGTTCTTTTCCCCGCTCTCATCGAGCTGCCGAATGTAAAGATTGGTGCAGCAGTGCACCATGATCTCCCCGTTTACCCCGGGCTTTTCCTCAAAGATGGGCGGATCGAACCGCCAACCAATGCCAGCGGGACCAAAAAGCTCTGTCAGCTTCTTGACCCGCCACATGGGATTGATGTCCGTCATCCCCTTCAGGCGGCCGCCGCCAATCGACTTCCGCGCTTCCTTGGGCACGCCACGGGCGCTTTCATAAATGGTCATTTTGTCCATGTTTGTACTCCACCTCTTTGCATCCGTGATTCCGGCACATGCTCTCCAGTTCAGCGTAAGAGCTGTTGTATGCTGTCTCTGCACCGTATGCCAGATCCTTAATCATTCCGAAGCACTCTGACTGTGACAGAACAATCTCCACCGCATAGACTGCGCGGCCCAATGCTCTGGCCGCTTCCTGGCAGATGTGCACATAATCAGCCTGATCCTCGCCCGCGTATTCACTGTCCGGGTGCAGTCTCATATACGACTGACCCCCGGCAACCGCCTTCTGAACCGTGCCGCAGCACCGGGACGCATCGCCCAGCTTTGCAAGAGCGTCCAGTATCAGTGACAGCTTCCATTCCGGCACATTGGCTGCGTAGTTCAGACAGATCTCTTTTTTTTCATCACACTGCATAAGGATCACCTCATAGACACCGGCTGCCCGGAATCGTCCATGACAAGGTACGTGCGCGTCGGGTCAGTCTTTTTGAGCTGATCCGCATACTGTTCCGCGTCCTGCACACACCGGAAAGGGATCTCGTTCAGAAAGACCATATCCGCCCCATAGATCTGAACCGTGCTCATTTGCGCCACCTCCCGTTTTTCCATGCCCGCCAGACCAGAAAGACCACGACCAGAACGTTAAATCCGATCCATAAGGTCAGCCCGCGGGCCACCATCTTTGCCGCCGGGGTGGAAAGTGCTTCCACGGCCCGGAACAGCAGCTCTGTTTTACTCACTGTAAAATCTCCTTTCGTTCAAGAATACTTTGCCTTGCCTCTGCAGATCTTTGCATGTCTATGCCTTTGCCGTACATTGCACACACCGCACAGCCGTTGCAAATCGTATCAAAGTGCTTCTTCGCTATGCCTTTGCGCTGCATAGCAGAGCGGCGCGTATCTGCTCAACGCCCTTGCTTTTCTTTTCGACACCACGCACAGCCTTGCCTTCGCTTTTCGACACGAGGCCCTGCATTGCCTTTGCTTTGCTTATCGAGGCAAGTCTGATCCAAGCGATCTACGCCTATCTACGCCGCTGCGCTGCGCTTTCCAGCTGAGCCTTGCCTTTGCCCCGCGCTGCACTGCAGTGACTACCTGTTCCCCTGCTGAGCAAACTTGTCAGCACAATGCCGTTGCCGAGTTATGCGCACATATCCGCGCCTTTGCAAATCATATCATTGCCGTAGCAGATCAAATCCTATCCATGCAATGCCGTTGCTCAGTCGATGATGTCAAAGGTGAAGCGGCCCTTGCCGCTGTTTCTCCACTGGCCGATGCCGCGCAAAACGCCGTAGTCCAGCCACTCCAGAACCGCATTCTCGAGCGATTCGTCCATGAGAAGGATCTCAAACTCGCAGGTGCTGCCTGCCGGGATCTCCTCAGAGTTGGCCAGGCTCACACGCTCACCCTGGGCCGTCTGGGCACGCAGGGGACGCTGGCAGTCGCCGATCTTGCCGTTGACCTTGATGGGGATCATGCGGGGCTGCGGGAAGATCAGGCCGTCGATGACCTTCTTGTAGGCAGAGATCTTGCCGCTCTCGTTGACGGCCCGCTTCTTGCCCGTTTCTGTTTTGCCGCCCACGCGGGCCAGCATACCGCAGGAATCCTTGAAGAATCCCTTGATCTGGTAATCATATAGAACAGGCTCGCCGTTCTCGTTGCGAGGGAACACGGTCATGCCCTTGTCTGCCACGGCATCCGCGCCCAGAGCGGCCACCTCGTCCTCGATCGTGGCTGCATCCGGGCTCTTGCTGGCAATGAAATCCCGGGCAACGTTCTGGTTGGAGGGCCAAGTGCCCAGCACCGGCTCCAGGAAGGTGATCTTGACTTTCAGAATTTTGGTTTTCATGCCGATTTCTCCTATATCTTGTGGTTTGCGTAATTCAAAACGTATCATCTTGCGTACAGCAGGTTCCCCAGAGCGTCCCGCACCTGAATCATCTCATAGTGCCGGATGTTCTCATCTGCCCAGTGCTGGGCCTTAACGCTGGCGGGCTCTCCGGGGTATTCGTCCGGAGTGAGCGGGTCTGTGAACTGCCTGACATCGCACCCCGGAGGGCTCTTGCGGTAGGCGTAAGCATATACAGTCATGCTCATGCGCCCCTCCGGTTCTGCCGGTAGTCCGGCTCTTCGGTGCGGGCGTGGGTGCGGTCAACACGGCCATAACGGCGGGCGTTCTGTTCACGATCCTGGGCGGAAAAGCCCAGCCGCAGGAACATCACCGCTGCCAGCACCAGGCACAGGGCCGTGGCAAACTGGCCGTCGGAGATGGCGCTGCCCGTCTGTGCACTGCCCTCGATGCCCATGCCGTACAGCAGACTTGCGGCACCGCTGGCAGCAGCCAGCCAGTACCAGACGCGGGATTTGATCTTCATATTTCCATTTCCTCCTTATAGTTCTCATACGGGCGGACGATCTTGCATCCGCGCCGGTGCATATAATCGATAAAACCTTCAATATAAATCGTAGCCTGCCGCCGTTTGGTATCTTCCCGGGGGACTACCCATCCGGCGTATTCGCCGCGTGCAACATTATTCCAGAACTTGTTCGGGCTCATCGGGACGAGATTTGCCCGGAACATTTCGCAGCACTCCGCAACGCCTTTCATCGTGATTCTTTCGCTCATGCCGCTGTCTCCTTCCTTAGAACATGCTGGTCTGGCCGTTGGTCTGCTGGATCAGCATCACGGTGTTGGTGCTGGGCTTCCAGCGCTGGATGTACTCCACGGCCTCGTCAAAGCGCTTGCGGGGGATGTTGTTTCGGCTGCTGACCCGGAACCACATCTGGATGTCCTTGTTGATCTCGCAGTAAACCATGCCCCGTACATGGGAATCGCCGTAGGCCGGGGCGTTCTTGCCGCCCAGAGCTTCCACAACAACGTGGTTCACGGCATTCTTGAGGGAAAGCTGCTGGTCATAGTCCACGACCATGTTATTTTCCAGCGCCGTGATCCGCTGCTCCTGCCTCTGAGTGCGGTCGTCCAGCAGGAACAGCGCCTGCAGCTCCTTGCTGAGCTTGGGCATCTGCGGAGTGGCCAGCTTCTTCTCCATCTCGTTGAACGCCTGGATGTACTTCAGCTTCCACTCCAGCGCCGCCTTGCCGGTAAAGCCCATCACCAGCAGGCTGAAACCGTCCCGGTTCATCAGGTACATGGGGTAGGTCTGACCATTCTGCTTGTGAGTGTACTCGGTTTTGTAGAACATGGGGGTGTCCCCATTTTTGGGGAGACCCGGGGTGTCGTTAATTTTAACGAGACCCCCAATCAGGTTCTCAATGCCCTTGAGAACGTTGTCGTGGCTCTTGCCGAAGTTCTCAGCAATCTGGAGACTGGATACCACCGGCTCGCCGTTCTGGGTAGATAAGATAATGTCTGTCATGTAAACCTCCTTGTTGGGGTCTTCCTTCTGCGGTAGAATAGGGCAGAAGGGAGGTGTTAAAAATGGATGAAAAAGTGTATCTTCTCAATAAAATCGTTACAATCTTGCGGTCAGAAGAAAAACTCCCGTTGTAAGAACTCCGATCACGATAGTGTACGGAAGATACCAACCGGAAATCTCCGAAGCCACTTTCCGTGCGATCAGATTGCAGAGAACCACTGCAACCCAGATAGCCAAAATAAGTATTAACGAAAGCACAGGTGTTGTTCATCTCCTTGTTGTGTGGTCCCTTCCCGTGCTATACTGAAACGGGAAGGAGATGTGAAAATGCAACTTTCTAAAGAAGAGTTCCGAAAGCTCTACGAAGTAGCCGGAAACGATTTCCACGATCGTCCGAACTTCGAGGCGCTTAAAGAACTCGCACAGCTGCGAAGGCAATTTGAGGAAAGCCAGCGCAAGCAAGAAATCAAAGACCGTGAGCAAGAAAAAGAAAATAAGAAGAATCAGTTTTATTCTGCATCGGCCCTTGTTGTCGGAGTCCTCACCTTAGCAGCCACCATAATATTTGGAATATTACAAGTGACACATTGATTGCGGTCACAATTACAGCCGCAACCATGATCTCCGATGGTGCCCAGTTGGAAAGCCATTCTTTCCAGCTGGGCCTTTTTCTGCCGTTCACGCTTCGGCCTCCTTGCTGTCCAGCTCCGGGGCAGAGAACCCGGAGCGCTTGAGGAACAGATTCACGAAGTAGACCTGCCCCTTGCCGGTGACCTTGGGGGTCTTGTTGATGGTGGTGTGTCCGTCTGAGTGGCTGACCACCGTCTCCTTGATGTCGAACCAGCCCATCTCCATGCTGCGCTGTGTGGGCATGTTCTTATCCGAGCGGTTGCCGCGCACCAGATAACCGTTGTCCCGCATCCACTGGAACAGCCGGGTAGCGCCGATTTCCACGCCGTTCTGCTTCAGGATCTTCGCTAGGTCCCCCACCAGTATGCTCTGCTTGCTGGCACTCACGGCATCCGCAAACAGTCCCTTGGGGGCCAGCTCGGCAATCTGCCTGTCCTTGTGTTCCAGCTCTTCGTGCGCCGCGATCAGCGCCTGCGCCATCAATTCTGAGCGGGAGAGGGGCTTTGCCGTGTAACTACCTGTTTTGCGGATACTGGGGATGATCTCATCTGCTACCAGCGCCTGGAACTTCTCGGCAGTCTCGTTCTTCGCCTTCATGGCGAGACGGTAAAAGATGTTCTCGGGGATGTAGCTGTCTTTCCCCAGCTTGTTGGGGAAACCAATTTCTTCCAAATAACGGTTAATAGTTTCCCATCGGATGGACGTGTACTCCACGCCGTTCTTCTTTTGGGTCTGAGTGAACCCCAGCCCGCGGGCAACGTCCTCCAGGCGAAGGTATGCGGTGCCGTCCTGTTCGTAGCAGGACACCCCGGAAATCAGAATCGGTGTAAGATTTTTGCCGTTCACGCTGTTTTCCCTCCTTCTTCTTCCACCAGCAGCTTGTCCACGGATACTTTAAAGTATCGGGCCACCTTCATCAGCTGGCTGATACTGGGGCCGTAGACGCTGCGCTCCCACTTGCCAATTGCGCCGTTGCTCAGGCCTGCTACCTCTTCCAGATCGGTGCGGCTCAGCCCGTGCAGCTTGCAAAACTGGTCAATTTTTGAAACATTCACTAGCAATTCTCCTTTCCGGGCTTGAAAATCACTAGAAAATATGCTACTATGTAGTTGCGAGGTACAAAGTGAATAAAATCTAGCGTTTGCCCGATATAATGTTATCAGGGGCTTTTGGTTTTGTTTGCTCCTTACGCTCTCTATTATATAGCCTAATTTTCTAGTTGTCAATAGAAAATTAGACTATCGGAGGAATTTTTTATGCGTTCTTTGCCCGAGTTGGTAGAATTTATCCGTGTATCGTGCAAATCTCAAAATAGTTCTATTACAAAAATGGAAAAAGATTTGAAATTTGCAAACGGAACAGTAGGAAAATGGGCTAATGGCAAGCGTTATCCGCCTAAGGACAAGCTATTACTTGTAGCTGATTTTTTGCAAATTTCTATTGAAGAGCTTATGGGCGAAGCTCCGGAGCAAAAAGAAAAGCCCACTCCCAGTGAAGAGAGTGAGCTAAATGCGCACGCTAAAGCCATACTATATAAGTATGAGCAGCTTAACCCTGCGCAAAGGGTTATGTTTGAAAAGATGCTTGACGCTGCACTTGAGGCAGCGAAGGGGGATAAAAATGAAAAAGGCTGAATTTCAGGCTGTTATCAATAGTTCTGTGAACGAATACGCACGAAAAGCAGTTGCCGATTTGGACGCTCATCCTGAACGCTCCGATCTCGAAAAAATAGCAGTGCTGTACAAGAGCTCCCTGATCGGTTCCGTTGAGATTGTGATCGATGCCCTGCGAAAAACAGGCGTGTTAAATTTTGACGACTGATTCTTTGGAATTAGCGAGCTTGTTCAGACCGTCTCTGATGCAGTTGCTCACCGTCACATAAGATGTTTCTTTTCCCAAAAGGTGAATCAGATCTGCGGCTTCCTGTGGGGTGGCTGTAATCTCGATTTTCATAACGTCATCCTTTCTGCGCAGCTTCCAGCAGCGCGTCAACATCGATGTCAAGAGAAAGTGCAAGCTTGATTTTATCAAGTATAACACATTCCGGGGCCGATTTCATCAATTTTGTGCTATGTTCTTGCACTTTGTTTTCCTCCTTTGGCAAAGTTCTTTGATAATTTGTTTTTTATGGCAGCTGAGCGGCTGCCTATTTTTGAATCTTTTTTTCTGAATTCGGTTAGTTTACAATGCCATTATACAACCATTAAGTGTTCAATGCAATAGCGTTGACTATATTTTTTTGTATCATTTTGAAATGAGGAGAATGTACTATGAAATGTCCCAAATGCGGAAGCGAAGTCCAAGAATCCAAATTTTGTTCGGAGTGTGGAGCGCCGTTGAGCGAAGAGACTGCTGCACAAGAAAAGGCACAGGCAAATTCTAAGAAAAAGCCCAAAAAGAAGCGCGGGTGTGGCACAGTCTTTCTTGTGTTCTTTGCGTTTATCCTTATTGGCGGTTTTCTCACTGCTATCGAAGACCCTCAATTTTCACAATCCGCTTCTGCCGGAAGGCAAGCGGCCTCTATGCAGTCTGGAAGCACCGCAATCCCCAGCGCAGAAAAGCAAGCCGAAATCGATGCAGCCCTCGCAAAGCTAACGAAAAAAGCGGACGAGGTCGAGAATTCTGCTTACTATATGCCTTCCTGCTATCCAGAGTATGCCAATAGCAGAAGTTTTGCTCTTCCGTATATCGGAGAAAAAGACGGGAATTATGGCCTGCTTTGGAAATTCAACTACACCGGATCTGATTGGGTATTCTTCTCAGATGTAGTTATCAATATCGACGGTGAAAAAGCTGCTACAATTCCGTTCAATTACTTCGATATAAACCAGCAGGTGTTCACCGGCGGTGTATACGAAGCCGTCGATGTTAATCCTGCTTCCAAATATGTTGACTTGCTGCAGAAAATTGCAAGCTCTGAAAAAACAATCATCCGATTTGAGGGAAAAGACAGCAAGTACGACATGACCGTTTCTGAAACTGACAAGCAAGGAATCCAGGACGTGCTTGACGCATATAATCTTGTCAAATAACGGAATCGTCGTCCAGCCGCTGCATCTTCTGCAGCAGCTCCCCAGCAAGCTCCCCGCCGGGGCAGTTGGCGGCATCCAGCAAGCGCCGGACGCTTTCCGCCTTGCGGGTTACATAAAGCCGGGCCTTGGTCTGGCCCTCGGGCGGCATATCCTCATAGCACGCCAGGGCGGCGCGGATGTGGGTGCAAAAGCTCTGCATTTTGTCCATAGATCATTCCTCCCAGGGCTTTGGAGTGGGCCGCGTGCCGGTGAGCACGCTGGCGGGCATTCCGTCAATGATGGTCATATCGGGGTCCATGCTGACTGTCTGACTGTTTTTCATTTCATTTTTCTCCTTTTTTGGTAATATTTGCATCTTATGCACCAGATTCTACCATGCGCCAGAGGAAAATGAAATCTGTGTAATTTTTGTCGAATGGCGCAGAGTTTTTCTGCGCCATTTTCCTTTTATAACACGCTGCGTTTAGGGGTGATAAGCATGAGTTATTTTACCGCTGATCAAATCGGGAAGGCGCTTTCAAAAGCGCGGGTATCCGCCGGGCTAAGTCAGAGAGAGATTGCGATCCGCGTCCAGAAGGGAGAGCGGACCGTGCAAAGCTGGGAAAAAGGTGACACAAGCCCAGACAGTGACGAGATCATGGATTGGTGCACGGCCTGCGGAGTGTCCCCCATCACGGTTTTTATGGAAGTTATGCACCCGGATCTGTACGCAGTGCCAGACGGGCAGAAAGAAGATGCAGCCATAGATAAGGAACTTCACACGCTGGTGCAGGCGCTTCCACCGCTCACCCGGCGGCTTCTGCTTTTTGTGCTCAAGGGCCGACATGGGAGCAGTCCGCCTGCGGTTATATCTGAAATGGCCGCAAACCTCCACTGCCCTCTCAACAACAGGGTCACTGTGTGCGGCACCATCATCGATCAGTACAGCTTTGCCAAGATCAGAGGGCTTGACCCGTGCCCGGACGAGCCGCATCCTCCGATAGAGGATTTGAAAATCAGTTACGCATCAGGGCGCACAGCGTCAGAGAACGGCGCTTTGGGCTATATAGGGCGCAGAAAGGAGTAGCGTAATGAAATGTATCAGATGCCATGTAAACATCCCAGACAAGGCCCTATTTTGCCCGTGGTGCGGAAAGCAGCAGGATGAAATGTCCGCTCCCGTGCACAGAAAAAAGCGCCGCCGCCCAAAGGGGAGCGGCAGCGTGTACAAGCTGAAAGGGGTCCGGTCAAAGCCCTATGTAGCCGTGACCGGGAAAAAGGAAGTGCTGGGCACATACGGAACGCCCGGGGAAGCCGTCCAGGCGCTTGACGCATACAATGCCCAGAACACCCCGGCAGAGCGTCTGAAGTGTACTTTTGCGGATGCCTACGAAAAATGGCGGGCACAGCCGAAGTTTTCAAGTCTCAGCCGGGACATGATAAATGGATACGAGCTGGCTTTCAAAAAAGCCGCTCCGCTGTACAGCCGACAAATGCGAGACCTGAAAGCGGAGGACTATCAGCAGATCATAGACCAGATGGTCGCAGACGGTCTCTCCCGCAGCTCATGTGAGAAGCAGCGCACCCTTTTCAGCCAGCTATGTGAGTGGGCAATGGCCCAGGACATCATAAACAAGAACTATGCCCAGCTCCTTCACCTTCCAGCCGCAGCCGGAAAGGCAGAGCGCACCCTTACGGCGGACGAGATTGCCCGGATCAGCTCCTACCAGACCGACAAGCGCTTTGGCCAGACAGCACAGATCGCTATGGTGCTTCTCTATACCGGTATGCGCATCGATGAGCTGCTTTCCATGCGCTGCGAGAACGTGTACCTGAAAGAGCATTACATGCAGGGCGGCGAAAAAACGGAAGCGGGCAAAAATCGAATTATCCCCATCCTCGACCCCATTTACAAGATCATCGCCTTCTGGATGATGGACAGCGGGTGCGAGTGGCTGATACCTTCCAAGGCTGGAACGAAGCTGGACAAGCGAAATGTTGCCACAAAGTTCCGGGCCTTGATGCAGGAGTGCCAGATCGATGGCGTGCACCCGCACACTCTTCGCCACACGGCCAGCAGCAAGATGGTGGAGTGCGGCCTTGAAAAAACCGCCGTGCAAGCTATCCTCGGTCACAAAAATTTTTCCACCACAGCAAACAAGTACGTTTCCCACAACGACCCGGGATACTTGTTACAGGAAATGCGGAAGATGGAATACTGATTTTGTTAGTTTGTTTGTTAGTTTATTCCGGTTTTTCACCGTATTTTACCGTGTTTTCGCAAAAGAAAATGCCGTTCATGTGACTTAACATCACGAATGAACGGCATTTTTTGGAGCTGGTGACAGGAGTTGAACCTGCAACCCACTGATTACAAATCA